ACCACGATGTACCAGCCCGTCTATGGCACAGATAGCAGCAGCACCTACTACTGCATTGGCCTATCTGAGAACCTATGCGTAGGCGTCAGGGTTAAAGACAACTTCAGAATCTCGTTCAGGGTTGAAGGCTCGATAGCCAAATATCAGAATGAACTGGCAGGTGCAGGCCTAAGCGTTAACAGTGAACACGCATCAGTCCACATGGATTGCGGGGATATGATCATGGCTCAGAAGGCTATCGGGGCCCTGCTATTGTCGCTGGGCGTCAACCTTACCACGCCGATACCTCAGGTGAAGTTGCTAATCGGAAAGGGTAACTGATATGAGAGCGCTCAATGCAGATCTAATCACAGGCCTACGGCTGGGGGAGGTCATGTCCACCAATGGCCCCTTCATTGGCATGTCTGACAAGAAGATGTATTGGAAGCTGGTCAGGGTGCCGGACGGGGACGCTAAGAGCTACCTATTCGACCTATTCTATTTCGATGTCTATATGGGCTCGGTATATGTCGCACCTCAAGCAGACGGCAGTGTGAAAATTCGGGAGACTCAACGTGGCAATAAATAACCTGATCTACCCCCTAGCTGACGCGCTACAAATCGCCCTGATTGCAGAGCATGGCAAGATACAGCAGGACAGCCCTCAGACCTCCTTCAGGGTGGCCCAGACTGGTCTCAAATATGACCTCAATGTGGTATCAGGATGCTATAGTCGAGACTCGGCGGCGGTGATAGCTCATGTACGTGGGGATCTATATCTCTACTGCCAATATTGGGCAGACAACCGCATCATGGAGGTTCGGTTGTTCGACGCTGCCAAGCAAGACATTCACCCCCAGAAGATCAAGTCCTTTGCCAGCCCTAAAGGCATGATGGACTATGCAAAAAAGCTACGGTGGGCCAGTTCATAAAGCGGCAAGGGGACGCCCACTGGCAAGACGTTCAACCGCAACAAAGGGACAGCACATGCTAGTAGTCTGGACATCAGATAAGACATCCGACATTAAAAAGGTGGTGGGGCCTATTATTAAAAACACCGGCGCACCCCATCGCGTCATAGAGTTTAAGCAAGGCGAGGCCCCTAACGTCAAGGAGGGTGAGACCTTGCTGGCCATGGGCGGGAAATGCCACGCCGAGCTGATGGCCCGAGGCACCTTCCCAAAGAATAGATCTATCACCAGCCTGCGTGGGAAGCGGGTGATGTTTGAAGGCGTACCCACCTACCTTAGCTTTGGCCCTGCCTTAGTAAACCTTGATCATACCAAGTGGCCAGAGATCCAGTGGGATGTAACCTTGGCATGTCGCTGGGCCTTAACCGGATCTGAGTTCCCCCCTTTAGGAAAATACCGCTGGGTCGAAGGCTTTGAGGACGTGATTGCTCACGTCGAAAAGGAATACGATCGCACCGGTAAGCCGGTCAAGGTTGCAACCGATTTGGAAACGGTAGGGCTGGACGCCTACGACCCTGAGCGGTGGGTAGTCTCGATTAGCTTTACCTGTGAGGAAGGCAGATCAGACATGATTCGGTTCCATGGCCCACATGATCAACCCTGCCAGACAGACGGCCCCACCAAGATGACCAAGCTATGGGCCCAGATCCTATGGCTGCTGCAATCACCTAAGATCAGCATACGGGGAGCCAACCTGAAATTCGATTGCGTATGGATGCGGATCAAGTGGGGCATTGAGGTGCTGAACTTTAAGTTCGATACCACGTTGGTGGGGTCACTGCTTGACGAAAACAGATCAAACAGCCTGAACAATCATGCCAAGATCTACACCGGTATGGGCGGCTACGATGACCCCTTCAATGCCAAATATGACAAAGGCCGGATGGATCTTATCCCAGATGATGACCTTCTCATATATGGCGGCGGCGACACTGACGCCACGCAGCGGGTAGCTAATCAGCAGACCAATGAGCTGATGCGGGATAAGCAATTGGCAAGGTTCTATACCAAGCTGCTGCACCCTGCCAGCCGAGCCTTCGAGGACATGGAAGTTGAAGGCGTCCTGATAGACGTACCCTATTATCGAGAGCTGGAAAAAGAGTTGACTGAGGAATGTGAGCGCGTGACTGAGGAGGTGTTTGCTTTAATGCCTCGGCGGGTACAGGTTAAGCACTGTCACGACTTTAAGTTGACTCGCCCTAGCATCTTGAAAGACTTTTTCTTCACTAATAGAGGGCTGAATTTGTCCCCTATTATGGTGACGGAAAAGACCCGTGAGCCTGCCATGAGCATGGAGCACCTACAGATGTTCGCGGATAACGAGGACGCGGCCCCACTGATCGCCAAGCTGGAAGAATATAACAGCGCCAAAAAGACCTTAGGAACTTTCGTAACAGGGTTTCTTAACCATGTCAGGGCTGACGGCAAACTGCATCCTACAGCCGTCCTCTATCGGGGCAACTATGAGAGCAGCACCAGCAGCTCGGACTCGGGCACTGTCACAGGCAGGACAGCCTTTAAAGACCCCGCCTTTCAGACGGTGCCTAAGCATACCAAGTGGGCCAAGAAACTGCGTAGAGGATATATAGCGCCACAGGGCTATACGATGGTGAACTGGGATTATAGCCAAGGCGAGTTGAAGATTACTGCCTGCGTGGCCAATGAGCCCAACATGCTTGAGGCCTATATGAATGGTATTGACCTGCATCTGGTAACAGGCGCTCGGGTGTCTGGTTACGACTTTGAAGATGTTATGGCCATGAAGGCAGGTGGCAACCCTGAGCACATCGCCATGGTTAAGCGCATACGTCAGAACGGGAAGGCCGGTAACTTTGGCCTGATATATGGCATGAGCGCCGGTGGTTATGTGAATTACGCATGGACGGCCTATGGGGTTCAGATGTCAGACGCTGAAGGCGTGGCTCAGCGGGAAGGGTTCTTTGAGTTGTATCCGGGGCTACCCGCATGGCACGAACAGTCCAGACAACATGCCAAGCGCTGGGGCTCTGTCCGCTCCCCTCTGGGGCGTATACGTCACCTGCCTATGATCAATAGCCGAGACCAAGGACTACGCTCACAGGCCGAACGCCAGTCGATTAACAGCCCTATACAGTCTACGTTGTCAGACCTGTCTCAGTTGGCACTGGCAGAGATCAAGCGGGAATATGGTAGGCCTGTAGGTTGCAGGTTCTTTGCTATGTGTCACGATGCCATCACGGCCTACGTTAAAGATGACGAGCTAGGCATTTGGATACCTAGGGTAACTGACATCATGGAGAACCTACCTATCCAGCAGACTTTTGGATGGAAGCCCCAGCTACAGTTTACGACTGACTATGAGCATGGCCCCAACATGGCAGAGCTAGTTGAAGGCGCTCCCTACTGATTTGATCTTAAGATCAAAAACAAGAGGCTCACTTCGGTGGGCCTTTTTTTGTGTGGTTCTCGCAGAAGGTGTATCGTAGCCCCCATAACCTAGTTCGCATCGTGAGGGAGTGAGATGTCAGAATCCACAGTCGCAGAAGTCAGCCAAGAACAAGACTTCATCCAAAAACCACAGATGAACGTCACTCTGATTAAGAAAGCAGATAATGCGTCTGTAGAGTCCAACGCTATGGAGCGTGAAGACGCTTTCGAGGGCGTATATTTTGATGGTGCAAATGGTGAGGGTAATGTTATCCGACCACCCTTTGACCCCATTAAGCTGCATGAGTTGACCACGGAGAACAATACCCTGCTCCAGTGCATCGGGGCCATGGAGGTCAACATAGATGGAACCGGTCATGAGGTTGAGCATGGGGATACTGACCAGCGTCAAGAAGATGATGCGGTGGTGTCTGGTGCTTTAGACTTTTTCAAAGAGCCTTATCCGGGGCAATCTTTTATTTCCCAGCGGCGAGCCATTCGCAGAGACCTTGAGGCTACCGGTAACGGCTACCTTGAAGTCATGCGAAACCCTGCTGAGGATCTGGTGTTTGTGCGCCCTATGGACTGCACCACCATGCGAATCGTCAAGCTGGGTGAACCTGTAACGGTAGATAAGGAGGTCATGCGTGGCGGCAAAAAGGTCAACATTAAAGTGGGCGTCCGTGAGCGTGTGTTTATCCAGCAGGTAGGCACTCAGTTCAGATACTTTAAGGAGTATGGGGCCAGCCGAGACTTAAATAAAAAGACCGGTGAATGGAGCGACAACAAACTCCCAGCCAAAGACAGGGCCAGTGAGGTCATCCACTTCACGGTCATCAAAGACCCCGCCTCGCCTTATGGGCTACCTCGCTGGATCTCACAAATACCATCAGTGCTGGGAAGCAGATCTGCTGAGGAGTTGAACCTTGACTATTTCGACAGCGGCGGCATACCACCGGCCATCATATTCCTGTCTGGTGGCATGATTGCAGAGGGCTCCAAAGGCCACCTGAACTCCCTGCTATCTGGCAAGGCTAAAGCAAAGAACAGAGGGGCCGTGGTTGAGGCTCACGCTACCAGTGGCGATATCGGGAGTGCAGGCAATGTCCGCGTACAAGTTGAGCGGTTTGGTTCGGAGCGCCAAGCGGATTCCATGTTTGAAGGCTATGACGATAAATGCGAGCGCCGTGTTCGTGGGGCCTTCCGACTGCCACCCCTGTTCGTTGGTAAAGCAGAGGATTATTCATTCGCAACGGCCTTCGCCAGTTATACGATAGCCGAGGCCCAAGTCTTCAAACCTGAGCGGGAGGAGTTTGATGAAATCATCACCAACACTCTGCTCAGAGAGATCACAGGAGAGAGCTACATATTTCGGTCTCGGGATCTGGTTATCAACAACTCAGAATCTCAGATGCAGGCTGTTAAGCTGGCAGCAGATAAGGGCGTGATAGATCGAGACATGCTGGTGGATACTCTCAACGAGATTACCAACCTCAACATGAAAGCGTCAGACGTAGCAGACCTGTTAGGTGCCATACCTAAACCTGAGCCAGAGCCTACCGATGATCCTGAGGCCGTGACTGACAACACCGATTCGGCAGGTGCTTCTACGCCGGTGTCAGCCCCTACGGCTAAGGTGTCCAAGGCTGACCCCTTTGAGATCAGTGTCCTTGCTAAAGAGTGGGTGCAGTTGTCAGGCGGTTTGAAAGGCGGGGCATCAGTTGACAGCTATCTGCTGAAGGCCCGAGTTGAGACCCTTACCAAACAAGATCGCCAGCTATTCGACGCGGCCGTGTCCACGCTGGCATTCTCAGCCGCCCACCATGACTTTGACGGGGCGGAAGACTTAGCAGCCTGCACCTGCGAGGTTATGGGGGCAGAGCATGACGATTAATGTTGAGTCCTTCCTTGTCATAGAGGAATCCTTGACTGACAGGCTGATGGTGCCATGGGCTAAACATGCTACGGCCAAGGTCACGCAGATCAAGAAGCTAGTAGCCCAAGGCAAGTTCAACGAGGCCTACAGGGTCACGGAGACCTTAGACCTGACCACGGCCCTGAAAGGCAACCTGAAATATGTGCGGTTCGCTACCATGGCAGCACTGCTCTATGGCGCTGGCAGGGTCAAGGCAACCAAGACCACTGAGGTCTATAAGGCCGGTACGAACTTGGAAGTGTTTGATCCTAGCGTCACGATGTTTCAGCTTATGCTGGAAGATGCGGCGGGGACGCTAAGGCGGGAGGTCAGATCTGTCATAGCGGCAGAGGAGAAGCGACAACTCGAAACAGATGCTGAGGTAGTTACCAAGGCAGCGCTGGTGCGAGACTTTGCTGGGGACATGGCCAAGGCCGTAGGCACCAACGGCAGGGCCCTAGTACAGCTCACCTCTAGCCTGCACACTAGCCGCCTATCAGCCTACGGCTATACGCTTGAAGCGGCAGTGTCAGGGCATTCATATTTCAAAGTCAGTGAACAACTGGATATCCGCATCTGCCCAGTCTGCCGAGAAATGCACGGCAAGGAATTTCCAATAGGGGACGCCTTTACCCGACTGGACAAACAACTCAGGCTGGATGATCTGTCTACCCTTAAATCCACCGCGCCATGGCCTCGGCAATCTAAGCATGATCTGAGCATCCTAAGGAACATGACTTCCGAGGAGATAGTGGCCAAGGGGTGGGACACGCCACCCTACCATCCGGGATGTCGAGGCGTGTTGATTGCGTCGAAACGAAGGGCTCCCCAAGGCGAGACATTCTTGCCGCCTATCCTGCAAAACGGGAAGCTACCCGTTAAGGTGCCGGTGGTTACTGCACCGGTGGTCAACCCGACCACGGTAGAGGAGTTGCAACAATACAACCGCTACGCAGGTGAGGCCGAGCTGGCAGACTATGTGAAGGTAATGGGCACCGTCACGCCAGCCGAACTAGAGGCATCCCTGCTGGGCGGCATGGTGGACGAGATAGGGGAAGGAACTATCAAGTCGAAGCTGTCCATAGGCAAAGACCAGTTGAAGTACAGCGGTAGAGTAATAGCTGCTGACGGTGACGAGGTGGCTTACATGGAGCGGACGTTCCTGCGGACAACCTCTGACGACTACGCTGAAAAGCTGATGGTGGTCAAGCATGACTACTTGGACATCGAGCCGCTGTATCAGGGTCAAGGTCTGGCCAAGCGTGTTCTGCGAGATAGCATGAGCATGTATAAGCGCCTAGGGGTAGACAGGATTAACTTGGATGCAGGGCTGGACAGGGGCGGGTACGCTTGGGCCAAGTATGGCTTCACGCCTACCCAATCCAACTGGGATGCCTTGCGTAGACGGCTGGCCATGGATTATCACGTAAGCGGAGGCGGGGAGGGTCTGGTAGGTCTGTCTGCCTCTGGGCGTAAAGCTATGGACGACATATTGACCTACGACAACCCTAAGGCCTTGTGGACGCTATCAGATATACCAGACGAGGTGAGCTATGGCGGCGTAAGTGATAAGCTGGGCGTACACCTATTGTCTGGTACAGGTTGGAGCGGTTCCTTGAGCCTGTCTGACGTGACAGCCATGCGTAGATTCAACCGGTATACGGGAGCTGAGCAATGAGCCAGACCAGTAAGAAAGAGCCGTCAGTAGACCTCCATAAAGAGCTGCTGACTGGCGTATCTTTAGAAGATCGAAAGGCAGAACTGATTGAGTCCAGAGACTTAGCTATCAGTCTGGGCATGTCAGAAGAACTAGCCAACGCCACCTACGATATTGACCGCCTGTGATCTTAATTGCACTCGCGGGGGTTGTGCCGCTAAACCAGAGGCTCTAGCATTCAAATCATGGAACTCACAGTTAAGAAAAGCGACTCTAAGCTACAGATTGTTTACGCCGAGGTTTATGCGCCTGAGGTGCTAGATTCTGACGGCGATTTCATGAGAGCTAATGAAATCCGCAAGATGGCTCACAAGTTCCTAGCGGATATGAACACCCGCAAGATCGACACCAACCACGACAACCAGCTAGTGGATGCCGTGGTAGTTGAATCCTTTATTGCCCGTGAGGGTGATCCAGAGTTCATCGCGGATGCGTGGGTCGTAGGTGTTCATATTGCTGATAAGGATCTGTGGGCTAAGGTCGAGGACGGCGAAATAAATGGTTTTTCCATGGAAGCCGCTGTCATACGCACTGAGCGCATAATCGAGATTGAGGTTCCTGAATCCGTTACCGGAGTGACCGAAGAAGTCGATGGACACACCCATACTTTTACAGTCTTGTTTGACGAGGAAGGAAAATTCCTTGGCGGCGTGACTGATCTGGTTGAAGGTCATATCCATACGATTGTACGCGGAACCCACACGGACAAGGCTGACGACCATACGCACAGGTTTTCTTTTGTGGAGGCTTTCAGATGACTAGCCCAGTAGGTAAAAACCGGCGCATGGTTTCCGTACAAGCTACCGAGATGGCAGAAGCTGACGTTCAATACGTGAGCCTAGTCGGTCGAGGTGCTAACCGAATCCCGTTCCGGGTAATGAAATCGGAGAATGGCATGATTAACTTAGCAAACCTTTTCAACATGAAAAAAGCGGACGTTACCCCCAAGATTGTGGCGGTAATGACTAAGAGCGAGTTGGCGGTAGAACTTACTGAACAGCTTAAAGGTATTGGATTTGAAGTGACCGGCACCACGGTTCACAAAGACGATTCAGGCGTAGTAGTTTTATCGCTGACTAGCGATGACCTACCTGAAGATGTAGTTGTGATTAAGATGGCGGAAGACGTTGCGGCCGTAGTGTCCAATGTCCAAAAGTCATTCAGCTCTTGGGCTGAGTCTAACGACTTCGCCGCCAACGTATCCCAGTCAGGTTTTTTCCCCGGACTGCGGGTAGGTCAAGAAGTCTTGAATGAGACCATTGCCAACATTATGTACGCGGCTGAGAAAGGTGAATCACCTACTCAGACGGTTGCTAAGGCATTGTCGGACTTCAATGGCTACGTCCTGAGCTTGCTGTCTGAGGTGCCTGCACAGGCATTCAAGATGGAAGGGATTGTCCTGAAAGGTTTGCTGAACTCTGACGTAGAAGGGCAGAAGTCGAACCCTGATGAAGCGTCCCTAGCCGCTGCCGAAGCAGCAGGTAAGGAAGTCACAGCCGAAGCGGCCCCTGAAGGCGAAGCAGCCAAGTCAGACGGCAAAGACGTTGTTGACCCTGCTCTGGCTGACGAGAAGGCCCCTGCTGCCGTTAAGGCGGAAGACAAGGCCCCAGCCAAGAAGGAAGAATCAGAAGGCAAGGCAGCTCCGGCGGCTGAGCCAGAAGACAATGAGATGACCCTGAAAATGGATCAGCTCCTTGGAGCCATGGGTGCCATGACTGCACAGGTCACGGGATTGGCCCAGAAGCTCGACACGGTTGAGGAAACCACCACCGCACTGAAAGCCCAAGTGGCCGAAGTAGAATCCGTTGCCAAGTCTGCCAGCGAAGCGGTATCTGGTACTGTCATCAGTGACATGCTAGGCGATAACCTCACCACCAACACTCGCAAGGGCGAAGACGCTTTTGATGGGGGTCTGTTTGATACAGCCTTCCAGAAAAATATCCGAGGCTAAACGAGTTTAAAAGGTGGTGTTATCATCACCGCAAAGATTTGCAAACAAGTTCGATTGGAGAACACACATGAAAAGTGCCGACCTGATTAAAAAAGCGGACATGACTCTGGCTGACTTGGCAACTGCTGGGCACCTGAGCCAAGAACAGTCCAACCAGTTTATCCGCAAGATGATCGTACAACCGACTCTGCTCAAGCAGGCCCGTGTTGTAACGATGAACGCGCCAAGCCGTAAGATCAACAAGATCGGATTCGGCTCACGCATCATGCGCCCAGCGACCTCCGGTACTGCCTTGGCAGTCGGTGATCGTAGTAAGCCTGATCTGTCTAAGATCGAGCTAAACACCAAGGAAGTGATCGCTGAGATCCGCCTTCCTTACGATGTGATCGAAGACAACATCGAGCGCGGAAACGTCAACTTCGGCGGTGCAGGCGATAATGGTTCTAGTGCAGCGAATGGCGGTTTGGTTAACACCATTCTGGCCCTGATCGCAGAACGTGCGGCTCTGGACTTTGAAGAACTGGCCCTGCTGGGCGACACCGGTTCAGGCGATGCGTACTTGGCATTGTGTGACGGCTTCCTGAAACGTGCCACCAGCAACGTGGTTGACGCCGGTGCTTCGACTATCAGCAAGGCTGTATTCAAGGCCGGTCTGAAGGCGATGCCTGATCAATACCTGCGTAACAAGACGGCTATGCGTCACTACGTTTCGGTTGATAACGAGACCGAGTATCGTGACACTATTGCAGATCGTCAGACTGCTTTGGGTGATGCGACTCTGCAAGGCACCAGCCCTGTATACGGTTTCGGTGTCGGTGTTGAAGGTGTGAGCCTTATGCCCGGGTCTCAGGGCCTTCTGACCAACCCGCTGAACCTGATCATGGGTATCCAGCGTCAGTTGTCTTTGGAAGTGGACAAGATCATCACTGAGCGTATGTTCGTGATTGTCCTGACTGCTCGCGTTGACTTCCAGATCGAAGAAGAAGAATCAGTAGTTAAGTACACCAACATCGCGTAAGCGGTTGCTGCTGATTAATGGCTAGAGTATAAAGGGGGAGCCAACTGGTTCCCCCTTTTGCTTATTAACGGAGTGAGATATGAAGCAAGTTACATTGAAACGCGGTAAGCGTTACGGATACAAAAATTCCCTTTTTCTGCATGATCAGCCTAAGGTAGTAGATGACAAAACTGCCGAGTGGTTGAAGAAGCAGCGTGACCCTCAGGACGTGCCTGTGTTCTCAGTTAAGAACGCCCCTAAAGGCGCTAAGCTGGGTGAGTCGGTGACTATCGTTTCACAGGCTGCACCGGAGCCTGATGCTGTAGGCATGGACGAGCAGGACGAAGACGACACCGGTTCAGATGCCGTAGAAGTTTGATCTTAATTGCAATTGGGTAGGTACGAATGAAACTTGTCAGCAGCACCACGGTAATTAACGAACTAGCACTCAGAGATCTGAAGGCCATTAAGGACGTTATTGATTCAATGCTCGACACCGTGACCATCTACATCAGCGCCTACATCAGGACTGGTATGGACGAGGGTGCGGCGGCTGATAAGTTTCGACTCACGTTGGAAGCCTTGCCTATCTATCGGGCGGGGGACTTCGTGAACCTGCATTTGTCGAGAGGCTTTGTGACCGCAGTCACCGGTATACGGGTGGCCAGCTCTCAGGCAGACGTAGCAGGTGCTACGCCATTGGTTGAAGGCGTGAACTATGAAGTCAACAAAGACGAAGGCCAAATAGTCCTGATGTCAGGCTTCAACCCTAACCAATATTTGACCGTTGAGTATGATTGCGGGTTCACGCTTAAGAGCGGCGTGGCCCAAGGCGTTCCTTCCTATTTGTCTGAGTCGGCCATCCGATACGTGGAGTCTCTCTATGCCAAGTGGGGGCAGAAAGACTCGACTACGACTACCAAGGGTAAGGCTCAAGTCGTAGGCAAGACGCCACCCTCAGAGGTTGCACTGCTGCTAGGCAACCGCATACGCATGAACCATAATGGCCTCACAGCCTACCACTCTACTTTCACGGCGGCGTAACCTATGGCGCTGACAGTTAACTTCCGGCATACCAACGCCGTAAGAAAAATGTTGGACGAGCTACGGGAGCGCGGGGACGTTGACGTTGAAGACTTCTTGGATGCGGCGGCGGCTACATTGCTGGCTCGCACCCGTAGAAGGTTTCTGGCTGAGACTGATCCTGACGGTAAGGCATGGCCAAAGTCTGAGGCCTCTATTGTCCGCAGATCTAAAGGCGATACCGGCACCCTGTTCGACACTGGCTCCCTGTTCCACTCCCTGACTATAACCCGCAAGACGGCAGGGCTCAGGGCCGTAGGGGTGCTGGCAGGGGCGGTAAACCGCAACTCTCGTATGAAGGTTGCAGATTATGCCAAGTACCTAATACCCGGAGGCAGCGCAAAGGGTAAATGGAGGTTCTTAGGGGTAAGTGACCAAGATCAGCTACTTATAGAGCGGCTGCTACAGACGAAGGTTGGAGCCTAATATGTCGGAAGATATCGTCAACGATTGCGTGGAAGATCTGATCAAGAAGTTGAAGGCCACCAGCGCCATTGATGATCAGGCCCTTTACGTTTATAGCGAAAAGGTTTTCATGGACGCCAGTAAGCCGCTGACCCCGCCTTGTGCCGCTGTTATATATCAGGGGGCCGTAGGGTCTGACGCTAAGATTGGGTTCGGCGGGGCTGCTAAAGTACGCTTCGCTATCCTGCTACTGGCAGGGGAGCATGAGCTAGATGTCAAAGGGCATGAGGAAAAAGATCGCACTACCGCGCTCCTGAACGAAATGCGGAAAGCCATTAAGGGACAGTGTTCCCCTAGCGGCCACCCATACACTTTTGAGATGGAGGCCCCCTATGACATTGACGATGTTGGGCTGGTATATATCCAGCGGTGGGCTACCCAAGCCATCCTATGACGTTGAGGGCTTGTCACGGTAGCTGTATTCTGACAACTCAGTGAAGGAGGCCAATTATGGCTATTGAAAAAACCACGAAAAAGCGCGGAGCCTACATGGAGTCTGACACTTGCGAGGTCATCCTAAAGAAAGATCACACCCACAAGGGCGCGAACTTTCATAAGGGTGCTACCCTGACCGTAAGCAAGGACACCAAGAAGTTTCTAGCTGATCGTAATATCATCTAATTAGAGGACGGCCATCATGGGCGCTACAGTTGCAAACCAATATTTTTCAGGTCAGGGTGTGCTCATGCTTGCCACTCGTGACGTTGACGGCAAGCCAGAGGGTTTCGTCCCTGTGGGTAACGTATCTGCTTTGACTGTGGGTATTGCCACCACGGAGTTCAAGCATAAAGAATCCACATCCGGCGTTCGCGGTACTGACCTGACTATGATTCAGGAAATTGCTGGCACCATGAACATCACCATGGAGTCTTTGCAAAAAGACAACCTAGCGCTCGCCCTTTATGGTGCAGCGGCTACCAAAGTCGGGGCCTCCGCAACTGCTGAAATGGTTAAGGGCTACCTCGGTAAGTACCTTGCTCTTGAGAACATCCAAGTCAGTAATGTAGTTGTGAAAAATACTGGCGGGGTTATCACCTATGAGCTGGACAAGAACTACACGGTTAACGCCGCGACCGGTTCTATCTACATCATGCCTGACGCTGCTCAGACTGCTGCCGGTGCTGTAGCCAACATCACAGACGCTCAGGCGCTTGAGATTGATTACGACTACGCTGAGCAAGACGTTGTGGACGCGCTATTGTCGGGTGACTCGCCAGTTCGTTGGGCTCGCTTTGAAGGCCTTAACACTGCTGACGGCTCTAAGCCTGTCGTGGTTGACTGCTTTAAGGTAGGCACCAAGCCTCTGGCTGAACTGGGCCTGATCAACGAGGAACTCGCTCAGATGACTATCGAAGCCGAGATCTTGTCTGACAGCCTACGCGCTACCGGCTCTAAGTATTTCAGCGTGAAGAAAATTGCCTAAGCCTTAACGGCTGGGTAGTATAACGGGGTGCCTTAGGGTGCCCTTTTTTTTATGTCAACGGAGTGAAGTAATGTCACTAGCAGATTTGATCGTACATACAGCCACCATCCACGTAGGTGAGCAGAGTTTTGAAGTCCGAGGCCTGTCGGTTTCGGATCTGTCTGTCTTAGCCTCCAAGCATCTTACTGAACTGAAAAACATCTTTGAAGGCGCTGACGGAGGTAAGGAGTTTGACCTCCAAGGCCTGATTCTGAAAGCCCCTAAGTTTGCAGCTACCATCATAGCCTTGGCGGCTGATGACCTAGCCAATGCCAGCAAAGTCGAAAAGCTACCAGCAGGCGTACAAGTCGTAGCCTTGAAGGCTATCTGGGATCTGTCCGTGGTGGAGAAGGATGAACTGGTAAAGATATGGGGGGATCTGTCGGCGGAGATAGAGGCAATTCCCAGCCCAGCCCAAGCCTTGAAAGCTACCTCAGGCGCATCGAAGAAGCTGTAGAGCTTCTGGTGGCTAACGGACATGGGCCCACGGTGGTGGTAAATTACACATTACCGCAACTATGGGCCTACAGCTCTCTGGTCAGACACCGGCAAAATACCGAGACTCTTGACCGGCTAAGGCTCATAAGATCCGCCGTATGGGCGGGAGATGAAGACTTTGAGAAGCTGACTCGGGAGCTACAGTAATGGCGTCATCCGTCCTAGAAATCCTGATCAAGGCCAAGAACCTAGCCACGGCCGAGTTCGAGAAATTAGAAAAATCGGCCAAGGCTGCCGAAGCCAAGATCAAATCCCTCAATACAGAATCCAAAAGATTAGGGGGCTTGAAGCTGCCTAATCTGGGTGCGTCCCTGACTAAATTTAAGGACGGGGCTAGAGCAGCCATAGGAGACATAAACACCCTAGGGACGAGGACAGTAGCCCTAGGTGACAAGATGCAGTCCGTGGGCGGTAAGTTTGCTCTGGCGGGTGCAGCTTTAGGTGTACCTCTGGCCGCTGGCGTAGCCTCCTTTGCTCGCTTTGAGCAGTCTATGAACAAGGTGCAGGCGGTATCCGGCGCTACTGCTAAGCAGATGGAAGGCCTGTCTGCCATCGCTAAGGAGATGGGTTCGACTACGGAGTTCACCGCCTCACAGGCAGCAGACGCACTTACGTTCCTAGCCATGGCAGGCTTGGACGCCAACCAGTCCATGGAGGCATTGCCCGGTACGCTGCAACTGGCAACGGCAGGTGGTATAGGGCTGGCCGAGTCGGCTGACATCGTAACCAACGTGCTCGCCGGTTTAGGGCTGGGCGTTGAGGATCTGGGGCGCGTCAGTGACGTTCTGACAGCTACGGCATCTCAAGCAAACACGTCCGTGAGTGAAATGGGTCAGGCCATGAAGGTAGCTGCCCCTTTGGCAGCGGCTACCGGCGTAACCGTTGAGGAGGCTTCTGCCGCCCTTGGGGTACTGGCGAACAACGGTATCAAGGGTGCTGAGGCAGGCACAAAGCTCCGCTCTATGCTGATCAGGTTGCAGAAGCCTACCAAGGAGGCCCAGACCGCTTTAGATTCTCTGGGCGTATCCTTGACCGACAAGGACGACAACTTCCGAGGCTTAACGCCTATATTGAAAGACCTAAGGGATGCCCAACTAGGCGTAAGCGATGCAGCCGCCATCTTTGGGGTGCAGACCTCAGGCGCGGCCCTTGCTGCCGTTAACTATGCTTCCGACATCGAGAAGCTGAACGGTAAGCTGGAGAATGCTGCGGGCACTACCAAGCGCATGGCTGACATCATGGGTAAGGGCCTTACAAAGGATCTGATCGCATTAGGATCAGCCTTGGAAGGTTTGGCTATCGAAGTGTTTGAAGATATGGCTGGAGACATGAGTGGCTTCGTGCAAGGCATTCGGGATAGTGTTCTGGCCCTCAAGGACTGGTATACCAACCTTGGCCCAGCAGGTCAGGCATTGGTGCAGATGGGTGTCAAGCTGGTGGCCTTTACTGCGGCCCTTGGCGTATTGCTGATTCCGCTAGGGGCCATGATCAGCGCCTTCGGAGCCGCCGGAGGTGGGTTGATCGCCTTGGGTACTAGGTTTGCCGCCACGAAGGTAGGCATGGCTACCGTGACAGCCTTTACCAATGGCCTCACAGCGGCCTTTTCTCGCTTAGCCATTGTGCTACTAAGGGTAGGAACCTTCCTACTGGCTAACCCCATCGTGGCGCTGGGCGTGGCCATAGCTGCTACGGGTGTCATAGTTTACGACACGGTGAACGCCTACAACGACATGCGAAAGGCCCAAGAGAAACTGGCCGAGCAGCAGAAGCGCACCATAGCCCTTGAGGGGGATGCGGCAACCAAGCTCAAAGGATTACAGGAAGCGTCTGATGATGTGACCCGAGCCTTCGTAGATAGGATTGACGCGGGTAAGGATGCCGCCAAGTCAGGGGCAGATCTGACAGACGCTCAACTGGAAAGCTCTAAGGCGTTGCTGATCGCTGAGGGTACGCTGATGGCTCAGACGGCCCAGCGCATCTTGCAGGATGTCGAGGCTACCAACGTCCAGAAGCAACATGCTCAGGCCATGGTCAAAAGTGTTGAGGAGTTGCCAGACAAGATCCAGAAAATAGTAGATCTGCAAAAAGCCAGAGCGGTAGCATCTCAGCAGGCGGAAGCCGAGGCCATAGCAGCTAACCAGTCTGAGCAGCGGGTTCTTGAAGACACCGTTGAGTCCATAGAGGCAGTCACTAAAGCTCGCGTCAAGGACGTAGACGAGCAGGGTGCTCAGCTCCTTAAGCTGGCCAAGCAGTCCTTCGACCTTAATTCCCAAATGCTAAGGGATCGCCAGATATCAGACGAGGCAGGCGCTCTTTCCTATGATACTTATAGCAACAACGTGCAGGCCATAGCCAAGGCCACCAAGGATAAGTTGCTGGCCATCGCAGAAGACGAGTTCCGCCGTAAGGATGCGTTGTTAGGCCATGCAAGCGAACGCACTGAGGAGGCCCAAGCAGAGGCCAGAGCCCTGACCCTTGAGCATTCTAATCGTATGGTGGAAATAGCTAGGCAGGAGATCTCGACTGTCAGCAGCCTTAGGGATGAAGCGTTCAGTAAGTATAAGTCTGCACTGGCTCAAGTTGCAGATCTGGATCGTCAGATTGCTCAGGCTCAATTACAAGGTGAGTTTGATCTGACAGATCTTCGCCGCCAAGGCTTAAACGACTTTACCTCTTATGAGCAGGCGAAGTCCGAAGCTGCCAGCCTGTCCAGCCGTATACGGCGAGCTTTGGAGGAGGGTGACTTCGCGGTAGCCCAAGAGCTGAACCAGCGTCAGAGGGGCTTAGCACGGAGCCTGACGGGCGAAGTTAAAGTTGGGGAGAAAGTTTACGTCACCAAGGAGCAGGCGGTTCGTAATGCCGTCAATGCTACCTCCGAGGCCCAGAAGAACAACATAGCCATCTTGAAAGCTAAAAAGCAGGCAGCTCAGGAGGAAGCCAACGCCCAGAAAGCCCTCTATGAAAAGCTGTCTTCGGTATTGGATCGACTGGCCAAGCAGCTATCTGCCATCAGCGGTATTCCTGACATTGATCTTAACGTCAATACCCAGCAGGCCGAGAGCAATATTAACCGCATGGAGTCTCGGGCTAGGTCAGTGGCTAATGGAACATTCCAAGCTACCCTGAACTTCGATACTAAACCGGCTGAGCAAAGTCTAGGCAACATTCAAGGCAAGGTTGATGCCTATGTGGGCGAGGGTATTGAAGTGCCTTTGACGGCCAACCAGCAGCAGCTACAACGGGAGTTCAACGCGGCATCTGATCAGATCCAGCTATTGAACAACAGCCGAGAGGTGGGTGTGCCTCTGGTAGCCGACACTCGGGAGTATGTCCAGACCTATGAGAAGGTTCTGTCAGATGATGGTAGGAACAAGATCAGGGTGGGTGTCTATGCTGACGATGGGCTATATCAGACTCGCGTTCAGGAAATAAGGGATGACAAGATTGTAGCCGTGGGTGAGGTTATGTTCCCTACCACGTCCCTAGAGTCCGCTGCCCGTGAGGCGGCTGAGATCTTAGAAGGCTCACTGCTAGACAATTCCCTACGCCTGCCTATGCAGTTCCAGACAGACAACGCTCAAGCCTTTGCCGAAATTAATAAGATGTCGATAGCTGCCAAGCAGGAGTTGGCCAAGGAATCTAATTCACTGGTGATGCAGGCTAGGCTGAACGGAGAGAGGGTGGACATAGCCCTTAGGACTTACCATGACACTACGGTTGAGCCGACTGTCAGGCCTTTCGTGGATGACCGTGAGGCCCAGTCCCGACTAAACCAACTGACCCGCACCGAGAACAAGGTGATCAACGTGGTCATTCGTGAGACTGTGCAGAGGGCCCGAGCCTTAGGCGGACTGGTAAGCAACATTAGCGGCCTAGAGAAAAAGGTGAACGGCTATGCCACCGGTGGGCGGGTAAGCGGAGCAGGCACCGGCACCAGTGATTCCATCATGGCTAAGCTATCGGATGGGGAGTTCGTTATTCGTGCCGCATCTGTTAAGAAATACGGCTACCAGTTGATGAATGCTCTGAATCGGGGCCTGCTCAATAAGGCCAAGCTGCCAGCCTTTGCCACCGGTGGGTTAGTGTCGGCCAATGCCACCCGAGGGGCCACGCCATTGTCGGGCTCCAGTAGCGATGATAACGTGGCCGCTGTAACCGCCCTTGATCTTAGTTTTAACGGTAACAAAGCTGGGCGGTTGTTAGGCCCTAGGGATACCGTCGAGACCTTAACCAATGCCCTTAGACACTTGCAAAGAGGTGGTGCGTAATGCCTGTAACTCTGACTCTCGGAGGGGTGAGTCTAAACCCCTCCATGGAATGGATAGATCGCCACCAGTCTCAGAAGGTAGATCAAGCGGTTCAACGGACTTTAGGCGGGGGGCTGATCGTCTATCACCGAAGCCTATTCAACGGGCAGTCTATTACCCTCGCAGCTCAGGAAGATGCGGGATGGCTGACGCTTGACCAAGTAACGGCTCTGGAGGCTTTAGCGGCTCAGGCGGGGGCAGTGTTTGTGATTGATCTTAATGGCACTGAGTATTCAGTCATGTTCAGGCATCAGGACGCCCCTGCATTTTCTGCGGAGCCTTTTGTGCCTCGACTTAACGAAGGAGCGCAGGATTACTTCATGGCCACGATTAAGCTGATGGTGGTCTGATGGGTATTATTGAAGGGCCTTTCCGGTTTATAAGAAGCATCGAGACTATCAACCCTGACGTTCCACCGGGAAAGGGGGACTTGTGCTCCCGTTACTGGCACATGGTAGGACATCAGAGGGCCGTGTTCAGTACCAAGTACACAGGATGGCAGAGTCGTAGCGTCAGGTTAGAGCCTCCTAGTGGTAATTTTCAGCACCGGTATATCACCATATCTAAAAATTACCAGAGCTTTATGCCCGGTAATGCCTTGATATCCTCTAACCCTACGGCCATAGCGGAGATTGGTAACGACACGCAATATAGGGGAACGGTAAACTACTGGGGTATCTTTACCCATAACCAAGACACTCGCGTGATTGGGGTCACTGGGCCTTCCAACTTCGTGCCCTACTCCCTCACTGTCAGGTTTGAAAATACGCCTAGCAATCTGCCGGTAGTGGTTTCAACCCAAGCCTTAAGCAACACTCCCACCTATAACAATGCCACAGGCTTCAACGCCTCTGCCGGTTTCGTTTACGGGGAAGCGCAGCGGGACGCAGGGCCAGAGCAGTATGCTGGTTATGGCCATTACACAGAGTTTCCCAACGGGTGGGAGGAATCCTTTTATGAACCCGACAACGCCCACGCCTTTCAGGCGTAGCAAGGCAGTCTACGCCCCTAGGATATTTGGAAGGACAGCTAGTATCTACTGAGGGTGACTCCCCTAGTGGTAGCTATGGCGGATATAAGACCAACCATTATGAGACTTATATAGGCCCAGAGGAGCAGGCTATATACAACGGTATGGCACTTATCTTTGAGGCCTCAGGGTTTAGTAACCTACGCTACCTGACCATGACCGTGCTGGTGGCCTTGCCTAAGCATGGAGAGATTCCTGCGGGGTATAACTTCCATTTGAACGTGAATGGGAACCCCAACTCCCAGTATGTAAAAAGCTACAACAGTGGAGTGGTAGACGCCTCTGGGGTTATCTATGAGAACTTGGAAATAACTGACTGGCTCAGCGGTGGCATACCTCAGGCGGTTAAGGACATTTTTCCCAACCTAGTAGATACGGGCCACGCCACTAGGCTGAATATGCTGACGACTGACAGCGGCGGCATACATGGGCAAGTGACCCTCATAAGACCCGAGATAAGGAAGAAGCCCTCTATAGGAGATGTAGTGTTTAAAACTGAGGTTGAGCTATGGCTGGTATATCAGAAAGTGAGCAATGGCTCGTTTGAAAGCGTATGGCTGGGGAACATAGACATTGCAGCATGGTCCGCTAAGATGGCCGTCAATAACCGACCTGAATTAGACCGACCGGTAAATCTTAACTTTGCTACGCTAAACAATAGGCATACCTACTACTTGGCGGAAAGGCCTGAGTTCGTAAGCTCCTTAAGTGATAGCTATGACGGCAACTGCTCCAGTGCCCCAATTACCTTAACTTTATAGCCCTAAGGATGCCGCAACTACCAGACACTTATAGGTAGGTGTATCATCCTTTAAACGACAACATACACAAGCATTAGGAGTCCAGCCATGGCTGTTCAAGATAACGAAATTAAATGGTACAAAGCAGCCGTGATGGCCAGTGGGGCTTCTAATGGTGGGCGCATGTCTGCCGTTGAATCTGTGTCCCTGACTAAGAACAACGTCTGGCCTGACATTGATCAAGCTGAGCGAGCTGTCGGATCTACCAAATACCGTAAGACCTTCATAAAAACTGATAACTCGGCCAATGATGGATTGGTAAACCCTAAGGCGTTCATCGAGACCCCGAGCCCCGGTGATGATTCTGTGATGATCTTCGCAGGTACTCAGACGGATACCGAGTCCGCCTTAACAGGGTCAGAGCGCACCTATGGCGCTGGTATCTTGAATGTCGGCGTGTCTGCCGGGGCTACCTCAATTGACGTTACTACTGAGGGTGCGGCCTTCCTGCATTTCCAAGACGGGGACGAGATCCGCATATCAGATCAGGCTACCGTACTGGCAGCAGGCAGCTATGAATACGCCACCATCTCGGGGGCCCCGACTTATGTGGGCGATGTGGCCACAATTACGCTGGCTTCACCTCTGGCTAATACTTATACCGACACCGTAACCCGAGTGGCCTCTATCTTGGCACTGGCAGACATCAAGGCAGCATTTGATACTTTTGGTGTGACCTCGGCCTCCGGCACCTATGACAGTGTGACAGAGCCTGTGCTGCTGGATGGTATCTCAGCGGTAGATGACACTTGGACATTGACCTTCACCAGCGGTACGGCCTTCAACATCGTAGGTACGGCAACTGGGGCCGCTGGTTCAGGGTCTATCGGCACAGCCACCGCACCTAATAATCCAGACTTCGGAGCCCCCTATTTCACCTTGGCATCCGCAGGCTTTGGCGGGACGTTCTTGAGTGGGGACACTATCATCTTCCATACCACCCCTGCCGGTGCAGCGGTTTGGGAGAAGCGGGTTGTTCCTATTGGTGCGGCTAGTTTGGCAGGGAATAAGCGGATCATCGGACTACTGGCTGAGACTGCGTAATGACCTGCACCACGGCTTCGACGGTATTAGGGTTCAAGGGCTCCCCAACTATTAGCAAGCTATCGTTGGGTGAGTTCACCTTGGATAATAGATCTCCGAGCGCACTTGCTAAGGCTAAAGAGTTGGCAGACATGCAGGCCAAAGGCACGTTTGAAAACCCTCTGACCCCTAAGCAGAGGGCGGCTAAAGCAGCTCAGCTCCGTGAGGCTGACGCCTTGGCATGGAACACCCGAATACTTAGGGCCTACCCTGCCGGAGCCTTGTCAGCCTATGCCTCTCTGGGTACTGTCACTGATGACGGTAGGGGCGTTGAATCAGGATCGACGGTGGTGCAATTCTCAGGCACCACCACGGCATCCTTAGGCCTGCCCGTGTCGTCTGCTTCGGTGAAGTCTTACTTCGCCTACGGATTAGATGGTAAGCGTAAGACCGGTGTAACCTTTGTCGCCAATGATGGGCAACTAGTAGCCTCTATGCCCATACATGGCATTGCCTTAGTGGACTACGTTTCAAACTTCCAGAAGCTAAAGCTGACCGTACCCAAAGGCACCGGCTGGGCTGAGGTGGGTATTGTAGTGGCTAGGGATGGTCAGGTGGCTTCTAGCAAGGTTAGCTATGAGCCATATATGACAGACAACGGGGATCTTATTACCCAGTTCGATCTTGAGGAGGTTGAGCAGCGGTTTAGGATGCGGCTTAAGGTGCGGGACGATTACATACCCTATGACCGTAGCGACTTAGACCCCTTCGACCCCAGCTACAACCCTTATGCAGACCCTAGGAGTCCGTTATACGACCCTAAGAGAGACCCTAGGCATGGTCTATATGAGCCTATCATTGACCCTGACAACCCTAGGTATGACAAATACGCAGACCCCGACAGCCCTTATTACGACCCTGAACAAGACCCTAACGATCCGAGATACAGGCCTGAGAAGGTTGAGGAGCGTAAGCGCCGAGAGAACCTGAACCGGTATACATTCCCAGCCAACTTCACAGAGACTAGCCGTTCTATGTCTCAGGTGGATATAGAGGGCGTGATCATCGACCGGATAGAGACTGTCACCCTGAGGCTGTTAGCCCCTGCCGACTCAGCCAACAAAGTTCCAGACTTTGCTGAAATGGTACTGACATTCAATAACAGCAAATATAAGTAAGGAGTAATTTGTGGCTATAACTATTAGAGACCGCATGGCTGAGCAGATCTTGAAAGAGCGGTTAGGAGCCACGGACCTATATCGGGCTTCCACCTTTAACTCCATCAGACCCTCTACGTTCCTGTCCGTGGTAGGTACACGCCTCATAGATACATCCACCGTGTCCACAGGCGATTACCTTTCCCGAGGATATAAGGGCAACCCTAACTTCTACTATGACGCCTCAGCCCTGCCGGATAATCTGCCTGATTCGGCAACGATCTTCGTAATTATGCAGGCTGACAGCAACGCGATACCGGGGGCTGCACAGGGCATTCTGCGGTTGGTGTCCTCTACAAATTGGGAGATCCGAGTTTGGCTGGACGCTGCTGGGTTGTATCAATATCAGGTGCTTGACGATATAGGGACTTCCATTGATGTAGGAACATTCGGCACTCAGGTGGATTACGGCACGGCCACCATCGTTCAATTGTTCCTAGGCAAGGGCGTAAGTGGCACAGGCCTCACCTTTATTGGCGCTCGGAGCTATATCCAATCCGTCAACAACTGGGGCGGAGCAAGTGAGCAGGGTGTTATTGTAGATACTGCGGCTGACTCTTTCCCAGACCAGCCCACATGGAAATTAGACCGCTGGGGCTCTGATAGCATATTTGATACCAGCGCGGCTATGATTCACTGGATGCTGGCCATTGTTCCGGGGGAGGCGGCAACTGACGATGTAGCGGATCTAATATCCTCTGTGATGATGGGCACCATGAGCAAGCCCACAGACTTTCGAGATAACTGTGAGGGTGTGTTGTTTGAGACCTTATTAGCGACTGATACTCAGATTAGGCTAGGTGTAGGTGAGGGGGCTTTATTCCCTATGCCCTACTCCTACGACTACTGGCACCCCAGACCTGAGTTATTGCTGACGGACGGCATAATCTCAGAAAAGGTAGAGATGTTTGAAAGGGAAGGCGATTATATAAACATCACCCGAAACCCAGAAACGATGGTGGAGTGGCCTGCCGGTACGAAAGTGCAGTTGAGACTTACTGCCAAGGTGATCAACAAACTGATGTCCGGTGGCCATGCTCGCGGGGCTCGGTCTATAGCCATAGGCCAATCCGAACGTAGCCTGAGAATGAGCGAGCGGGTAAACATCGACTTCGTGGGGTCTGGTGGGGCAGAATCCTTCGCGGCGGGGTATAAGGCGGCGGCTAACGGGGCCTATAGTGTGGCGGTGGGCTCTAATGCTTTTAGCCACGGTAGGGGAAGCATCTCCATAGGTAATAGAGCTGAGATCCATGCCGGATCGGACTACTCCATGGCCGTAGGATATGACTCAACCTGCTACGGCTATAAAAGTCAGGCCCTAGGTGCCAGATCTGCGGTATATCCGGGGGCTAATTATTCGGTGGCCCTAGGGTACTCCGCCAAGACCTACAGCACTAACTCAGGGTATGGGGAGTATTTCAACACCTCAGTGGGCATCTGGGCGGAGGTTCAGAGTAGTAATAGGGCCACGGTGTTGGGTTACTGGTCTCGTGCTTACATAGGCTCCAACAAGGCCCTACTGGCTGGAGCCCGCAATAAGGTTTATTCCGAGTACGGCATAGCTCTTGGGGCCTACAATGTCGTAGCGTTGAACTCCCCTAGGTCTATGGCCATAGGGGCTAAGGCCAATGTGGCGACTAACCGACCCCATACAATAAATATCGGTTACAAGTCTGGCCTGACCGCTACAGCCGCTGTCGCCAAGACTTTGGCCGTAGGCTATAACTCTGCGGCAGACGCTTTGGGAGCCACTGCCATTGGTGAGTTTGTTACCAACGGGGTAGCCCAAACCTTTATGTCTCAACCCCCGGTGTTGAGGGCGGATAACTCCTCAGTGACGGGGGCCAAGCAGAGCATCTTCAGTACGGGTGGAGGGGCACCAACGGTATTGACCACGCAGGTCTTTGATCTGGCTTACACCAACTATGCCAGCATACCCCTACCAGCCAACTGTAAGTTCTTCCCTGAAGAAATAGGGATGATTTGTACGGAGGCCTATGCGCCCTCGGTTCAGCCTACCATTCAGGCCGGTGTGGATGCCTCCTACTCGGCCACATTACTGGCACCCATATTAACCAGCAATATGGCCGTGGCTGGAGGCCATGAGAAGTTCAATACGCTATCGTCAAACGGGGTAGCCTCGCTACGCTTTGAGGTGACTATCGCAGGTAATGATGGGGCCAACCCCTACAAGGGACGCTTCTATGCGAAGGGTCTGTTAATTGAAGATGAAAATGTCGGTTAAGGTGGATCGTAAGGAGATTTTTAAGTGGCTATTCGAGCAGATATAACCCTACGGGGCACGACCTACAACCAGCTGTATATACAGATCCTTACAGCTCAATACCTCCGTCGAGGGAATACCAAGCGCCTACTGATCAAGGCGGTGGTCATTGATGATTCCGGCCCATCACCAGAGAAGGTCCGATTCTTCCAAGAGACAGCCCCTTTCACGGATGAAGCAGCGCCAACGGGTCTGGTGTCTTGGGCCTATGACCAGTTAAAATTGCTTCCCTATGTGGCCAACGCCACTGATGAAGTTTGATCTTAATTGCAATCCAACGGAGTGACGGATGCCTAAAGTATATTTTGTAGGGGGTCTGCCTCGGGCAGGCTCCACCCTTTTGATGCAGATACTTGCACAGAACCCCGCCTTTCACAGCAGCCCCACCTCGGGGCTCTGTTCTTTGGTTAAGGCCATGACGCAAGCCAACGCCACCAACGAGGAGGAGAAGTCCAACCTACGCCCTGACGAGCAGCGGAAGCGGATGCAGCGAGGTGTTCGGGGGCTGATAGACGGTTGGTATTCTGAGGACATTGGGGAAGCGCGGGTGGCCTTTGACAAGGGGCGGGGGTGGGTAGGTCAGATGGAGATGCTTAACCACGCCTACGGCGAGCCACCTAAGGTGCTAGTACCTATCAGAGACCTGAGGGGTATATTGACATCTGCTGAGAAATTGTGGCGTTCAAACCCTGAGAAATGGCAGCAGGGGGATATGGCTACCGTTGACGCTCGGTGCGTAAATTGGCTGTCAGGCCAGAGCTTTATAGGCTCGGCGGCTGAGCGTATTAAGGACATGCTGCATAGAGGGCATGCACCGGATGTCCTGTTCATTCGCATGGAAGACCTGACCACAAACCCCGAGCCCATAATGAAGTCGGTTTACGAATATCTGCGGGAGCCTTACTATAGTCATGACTTTAGCAACGTGAAGCAGGCGACCCATGAGCATGATCCAGTGCATGGGATCTACGGAGACCATGATATCAAGGAAGGCCCCGTAAGGCCGATCCCTGAGGAGTGGGATAAGTACCTTGGGGCAGGATTGGCAGAACGTATTAAGAACGACAACGCATGGTTTTATCAGGCGTTCTACCAGTAGAGGTGGCAGGTGCTATTCAATGGTTCGCTTTTAGGCCAAACGGTATTCAACGGATCATCGGAGGCACCGCCCCCTAAGCTGGTTCAGCATTCGGCTGAGTATGGGGCTAAGGTAGGGGCTCAGACTTCTACATCATGGTTCATAGCCATGACTTCTGCCGAGCATACTGCTAGGTATGAGGCCCAACATGCGGCCCAGCACACGGCATCATTTGTAAACGCTATGCTAGTGCAGCAGGAGGCCCCCTATACCCTCCAACTGATGCACCAAGGCCAGCCCACGTTCTGGGATATAGCCAAAGTCACGGTAAGGCAAGATGCTCCCTTTGCTGCAACCTACGAAACCCAACATAACGCCAACTGGGTTAGGCGTCAGGCACTTCAGCATGAATCAGTGTATGGGATCACCCAGCCGGTGCAGGCCCAGAACGCCATGTTCTACAATCTGAAAACGTCTAACAGTCTTAGGGCCCAGCACGAAGCTCACCATGCCGTTGTGACCCTTGTTAGTCATGAAGCGTCCGATAGCTTTTTACTGCTCAAAGGTTCTCAGCAGGAAGGGCTATACCAGATTAAAGACACGGTGACAGCGGGGGCCTATCAGGAGGCTACCTATAGTTCGGTGGTGTTGAAAAACCATGAAGCCGACTACAGCGCCAGTGAGTTACTAAACGCCAGCCACATAGGGTCTTGGGATCTTACTCAGAAGGCCTCTGGTCAGCAGCAGTCAGGATATGACCTGCTAACCTTCAACCGCTTGGCCGTCGAGCACTCAAGTCACTACTCGCTAATATCGTCCTACTTACTAGGCGTAGCAGACCTGCCTTATGTGCTGCTTAACGGTAAGGAGATCGGAGTGGAGTCTGCCGAGCTGTCCTTGGATGAAGGGCAGTCTCTGTGGCTGTCAGGCGTGGAGCTGGCCAACGTAGAAGACTATGTTAAATTCTCCAAGGACAAAGCCTTCACCATTGTTTTAGGGGGTCAGTCCTACGCCATGATCGTGGACAGTAAAACCTTGAGCAGAGATGGCGTGACGCCCACCATGGCTGTCAGAGGCATAAGCCCTGCCGCTGCCCTGTCCTTCCCCAGAGCTACCCCTGTCACTAAGGTATGGGTTACGCCTACCACCGCCAAAGCCGTAGCTGAGGAGGTCATTGGGGGCGTCATAGCTTGGGAAATACCCGATTGGCCTATACCTGCCTATCGCCTAGGCGTAACTCAGTCTTCGCCCCTACAGGTGGTGTCTTTGCTGGCAGCAGCGGCGGGGGGCGTGGTTGAGGCCACCCCAGCAGGGTCATTAAGGGTAAGGCCCTTATTCCCTGTCACGCTTAAAGACTATGCACTAGCAACCCCAGACCAGATCTTTACAGACCTTGAGGATAACATCACGGTATCTGAGGGCGTAACCACGACTGAGGCCTATGACCAGTTCTTGATCTCAGAGCAGAAAGATACTGGGGTCAGAGACCGCATAGAGGCCGACTCTGAGGACGGCACCAGCGTCAAGAAGCTGCGGGTTTACCCTGCCCCGAGGCGCAACGGGTTAAGGATAATCCATACTGGCCCAGCAGGCATAACCTTGAAAGAGAAGTCCTACGCCTCTGTCAGGGACGAGACTCAGGAGGTAGAAGTGTTTGACAGCCTATGCAGCACCAACTACCCAGTGGAGGCCCTGACCTCTGCTCAGTGGTCTGACGGCACCCCAGCAGCTTTGACGTTCACTAAATATGGCACGGAGTTCAAGTCTACCGATCCTACCCGCAAATTTGGGATACTAACCCTGAAATATAAAACGGTAGCCGTAGAATACGAGGCATCAAGTAACCTAGATGCTAACGTGCAATTCCTAGTAGAAGATTTGGAGGAAGTATAATGGCCTGCGTAACAGCATCCATAGTAGTTAAATTCGGTGAAGGTGCAGTAGCAGCCGGTGCTTCCGTTCAGGTCGAACTAGGCAGTTCAGAGGCAGGCTTCAACGATGGTAAAACCAGCTTCTCTCCGGGGGATACCGTCACGCTACTGGCCTATGCTGAGAATGTGTCCAGCCTCAAAGGCTACGTGTCTGCCGGATCTATTATTGAGACTACCGGTGGCACCCTGTCCATCACTGAGGTGGTATCGTTTGCCAGAAGTAATGAGGCCAGTTTAAGAAAGAAGGCGGAATCTATCACCTCCTCTAAGTGGATAGGGGCCAGCCTTGGGGCCGTGTCATTAGTTGGCAGCAAGACCGTGAAGGCCGCTACGTCAGGCACCGGACTGCTGGAGATAACCTACCCAGCCAAGTACCGAAGATTTCAAGTGGCATCCCCTGCCCAAGTGGGAGACCTTAAGGACTTCGATATTCTGGTGGTACTGGAGGCCTGCTAATGGCTGTCTCAATTCTGGCACGTAGGGGCTTGGGGGTCAGACAGGGGCCTGACATCACAGACCCGCTTATCCTCACCCTTGAGGTGGCTAGGGCTAGAGGCAGAGCTGAGCTAGATTCGGCAACCGCCAACGCCCAAGACATTAACCTGACGGTACGCTACAGGCCCTCCGTGTTACCGGGGCAATTGGTGGAAATCCAAGACTCGTTTCAAGGTCAAAACTGGAGGGGTAAGGTTGTCAGCGTCAGGCATGTGGCAGACGGGCAGGCCTTGACTACTCAACTTTCGGTATTGAGAGCGCCTTAATGTCCAACATCACATCACTAAAAAAACTGCTATCAGGCCCAGCCGCCCCATCTAGTGGCGTGGTAATTTCATATACCAGTGGGAAGGTGACTCTGGCTACTACCCAAGGCTCACAAGAATTTCCCTACTCTGGCATACAGCCCCAGATAGGTCAGACTCTATCCCTAAAAGACGGGGAGGCCGTGGCCATAATACTGAGGCGCAACCTGCCCGATATTCACCACCTGTAGTCTCGTCTGGCCGGAGGTTCTAAGATAGCAGGGTCAATTGACTGTTTGACCTTAATTGCAATCTTGGAGACTACCCATGGGCACTACCCTGATCGAAAACCAATCTGAGCGTCCTGCGTTCACCATCCTTGATCAAGGCGCAAGCCTGCAAGGCGTGGACGCTAATACCTCAAACATCGCCGCAGCCGCCCAGTGGGTATCTGTCGAAGGCCTAGCCGATACCGAAGTGGCTCAGGTTCAAGTCCGTATCCACCCTAACGCAAGCTGGGAAGTGATGCAGGAACTCACCGGCACCCCTACCGTCAGCACTGGCCTCGTAGATCTTGAAGGCCGCTTGAACTTCGCTCGCGTTGTCGTGACCACCCCAGTTTCTGGTGCGGTTAAAGCCTTCGCCCAAAAGTAAGGAGTTGAACTATGGCTATTCATAAGCCTTTAGGATCAGGCGGTGGTGGTAACGCTATATCCACCGCACTGGTAGACGTACCTGCCGATGGCAACGAGTATGTGTTGAAGAACGGAGTTTGGACGATTGCTTCAGGCGGCGGCGGTGGCCCAGAAGTGACTAAGTTTGACATAGCCCTAGGTTCCCGAACTTTGCTGGGCGAGGTTCTTATCTCCGAGGCTGGGGACGTAGACTGGCTCTTACGATTGGAGAGTAAGCGTACCAACGGCGGTAGCTTTGGCCATACCTCCACCTTCCGTATTAACGCTTCCATACAGACAGCCGTCTTGGACTCGGCCCGCACCCTACCGGCCAAGCCTATGGACCCGATTTATAGCGTGTCTATGCTGCAAGGTAATACGGCCATGAACGGGGGCCTGAATGAGATTGTAGCGGCCCGAGATGATAAGCGGAGTTTAGACTTTGATGTGGTGATTGATGACCCAGACGCACCCTTCTCAGCTCAGAAAATGCAGCTATGGCTGTCCTGTTCTCCGGGCTCAAACGTAGGGGCTATAGGTTACAGGGGCCTCTTGTCTACTACCAAACACACCATTCCAGCGGGAGCATAACGACATGACTAAGGTGATACCGGTCAATCTGACCCAAAACTTATCCCAGATGACTTCGGCTGGCTCTATAACCTATGCGGGAGCCCCTTGGGAGCTTAATAGTACAGAGTTAGTCAGCCTAGGGGTCTGGGACAATAACAGCCAACATCCTGTGCGCCGATGGTTTGATACCTCACGCGGGATGCAGTACGCCCTTATCCACCCTAACTATTATGCGTCTGAGATGGCTTGGATTGTGGTGGAAGGATATGACCCCGCCACCCGAGCTAACGAATACGTGACTAATAAAGGGGGGCACACTACGGTATGGCGCACTGAGAACGATCCTATCTTCTTGCATCCGTTTCAGGTTGATGCAGGTAATTCGGCGGGTCTGGTAGGCGAGCTAGTATTGGAAGTTACGGTTGCTCGAAAGAATGACAGGGGAGCATTTACCCGCCGGTCTATTATTACCTTGACCCCTACCTACACCTTGGCCACCGACTACGCTAACAACTCCACTGGAATTACGTTAGCTGAGGCAGATGTAAAAATGCGTGGCTACGCGGGTACGGAGATGGCCCTCGCGGCTAACTTCGTGGGCAATGGCACCAACAAGCATTTCCTTGAATTAAGGCTAACCAATAATGAGGCGTCCTTTGACCAGATAGCCGCCGTTCGGGTGGTGTCCTGCAAGACTCGCGGATCTATGGTGGGCCCGTTCTACGCCAACGCCAGTATTCTGTCAGACTATGACCAATGGCCTAACATGAACAAGCCAGCCCGATCAGCAACGAGCCTGCATACCGCTTCCGGTAACGGAGGTCGATACCCCCATGCGGTAGGAATTTCATCCGCGACTCCTAAAGGGCTTTTTGCCGTAGGGTTCAGCGAATCTACCGCTACCCATGATAAGGCACTGGCCGTGGGTCTAGTATCGGTAGACTTTAACACTGGTGACGTGGTGGTGGCCTCCACCATTACCCACGGAACTACCCTAGTATCCGGCTATAACCAAGCAGGCCAAATTGGGTACTCTGACGTTAAGATGGCCCGAGTGTCGGAGGCCAAGTTTGCCGCCTTAACGGCTATAAACAACGGGGGCAGCAACAACTCGGATCTGGTACTAATGGGTGGCGGGGCCACCTTAAATGACCATACCGTAAACGACTCAGCCGCATTCACGGGTACTCCAGTGACTATAGCGCCTCAGCCTGCCTACGGTTCCTTTAGCCGAGGGGACTTCACTGTGGGGGGCATTGATGACGCATCCGAGACCGCATTGGTTCTTTGGGCCGAGCAGGATGCCGCTGGGTACTACGCTACGTCCACCGTCAAATACAAGCTGGTTAGCGGGGTGACAGGTACTCCGGTTGAGCGAGCAGCCGGTATTGTGTTGGCCGGTAAAGACCACCCTACTACCCCAGGTATCGGTAAGAAGATGGACGTTATCTGCTACCAGATCAAGCAGGTCTATGCGAAGAATGCCAACAACGAAGTGGTACTGATGGCCGCTTGGTTTGACGAGGATGAAACTCGGGTTGGTGGGGCGCAGCAATACAATAATGACCGCCAGTATATGCTGAGTGCCTGTGTCTTCAAGATCAATATGGTGACGTGGGAAGTGACCCACAAAATCACCAACATTGATTATCAGGACTGGGGCGATGACGTTAACGTGATTGTGCCTTATGAGAACGGGGCTTCGGATGCAGATCCCGTGATGGTATACCTATCAGCCACTGAGGCATCTGACGGAGACAATGACCTTACCTATGTATTCCGAGGGTATGTTGACCCTGTAACTTTAGACCTTGTGTCGGTGCTGGGCGATGTCAATTTTGGGAGGTCTCTAATAGGCGGGGGTGTAGGCACTACCGATTATTACGGCGGCACTATGACAGACCAGCATGTATTCCTGTCTGGTTCTGGAAGGCCTATGTCTAGCGGATGGTTGTCTAATATGACGGCTTGGCCCCATCAATCCCCCCTTAAGAGCCAAGAGGAAAACATGAATAGAGTACCCCTCTATCAGGCCAGCATGAAAACTCGGAGCATCCACCCAACGTATGACGAGGTGTTTTACAATACGGTGGTGTCTCTGGGACAAGGCTTCTTTTATGACCATGTGGCCGTAATTGGCATGAACAACGACCATGTTAATGGGCGCACTATCGAAGTGTTAGTGCTAGACAAGAGGACTTCAGCATGATCCAGCAACGAGTAGTTTTTATGGTAGCTACGGGGGCCATTGTAGGCCTCGCGGCTGATACCACGGTAGGGGAGGGTATGGCTCTATCTAAGCCCTTCGATAAGCCTCGCACCCGTAAGGAAGGGGAAAGCTGGGACGCTTATAAGATCGTAGACGGGCACCTGATGCCGGACATGACCCATGATAAATGGACTGAGGCCCAATGCTGCAAGTTTGACCGGTTGATGGCCCAGCGTAACGAAGGTGAGCCCCTCCGCAAAAGATTGTAAGACCCGCAACTAGGGTTTGATCTTAATTGCACAAAGGCTCACTTCGGTGGGCCTTTCCTTTTTATGGCCGAGGCACCAGAATAAGACCATATTCTGAACTCAACAATGGAGGGGTGACGTGGCCGACCTCAATGATATTTTTAGAGGTGACAGCAAGAGCTTCAAAGTCACTTTCAAGGACAAGTATAAGCAGCCCATACCATTGTTCGGTTCTGAGCTGTGGATGACTGCCAAGGTCGAGGACACCGACCCCGACGAGGACGCCATATGGCAGCGGCGGCATGTGTTCCCAGACAATGATGAATCCTTAGCCGGTATCGGCTACATAACTCTTAGCCCTTCTGACACTGACGTGGAGGCCGGAATCTACCAATATGACTTCCAGCGCGTGGTACCCGGTAGTCCGCCTGACGTGAAGACTCTGGCTAAGGGTCAGATCCGCGTAGTGCAGGACGTTACCCAGAGTAACGCTTAAGCATGAGCGATGAAATCGTCTTTCAGGTTGAGGAGATAACCCTCGCCGTTACTATAGCCGAAGCAGATCCGCTTGAGTTTCAAGTGGTCGAGCAGACATTGGAGTTCTCCACGGTAGAGGATTGCATCAATGTTACGGCGGGGGGTGACGCGGAGCTGATATTCCTTCAGACCGTTGACGAGATAATATTTGAAGTCCAAGAGGTGTCGGTAGGCGGGGCGGGGCAGACCGTTGTCGTGCAGACCCAACCGGCACCGGGGCAAGTACAGGTACAGGCCGAACCGTCTGAGGTGGATCTTGTTAACCTCGGAGACTTCCAATCGGTAAAGTGGTATCTGGTCATTTCAAACCCGCTGGCTGGGACGTTTCTGGCCACGGAAATCAGTGCAGTGCATAACGGAACTACGGTGCATTTCACGGAGTATGGCACCATAGGAGATGCCATAAACTACGAAGTGGATGTGACTATCGAAGGCGGAGGTCTCAGACTAAACGTGATAAATGGGGAGACTGATCCGCTGGACGTATCGGTAGTCAGGATTCCGGTTTCTGTTCCATTAACTGCATAGGAGATAGCCCTCATGGCTAAGTCTTTTTTTAGAGCCGGTAAAGGCTTACAGATTGATAATGTTGTTTTCCTTGGAGGCGCTGGCGCTCCCAATGGTGGTGACGCCGATCTCGTAGGTATTGGCTCGATTTACCTTAACGAAACGAATGGTAGCCTCTACCAGAAGATCGCTGCCGGTTCAGGCCCCGAGAAGTGGGAGAAGAAAGCCTCTCAATCGGATTTGGACGCTATCTCTAGCGCCACGTCTTGGTTAGAGCCTGCCGACATCCACGACGAGACCACTCCGACTCTGGCGGCTGCTAAGTCGGACATGGATACCGATGACGACATTGACGGCGTGGCCGTTACTGCCGGTATGCGTATCCTGTTCTCTGGATTGTCCGGCGAGAACAACAACGTCTACGTTGTATCGGGTAGCACCGGCGCTTGGACCCTGACAGAGGACGTTAACACGGCCACTGCTGGAGACACCTTATACGTGTCGGGCGGCACCCATGGTGGGCACCGTCATACCTACAACGGCACTATCTGGGTACAAACAGATCAGGCATCCTCTGATGAACTTGGCTACCTACGCACGTTTGTAGGTAAAGTGGCGTCGGGTACAGAAACCCCTGATTACACCAGCGTCAACTACATCCTTGATGGGGATTCCCTCGTCACTGCGATGTCGAAGCTGGATGCTCAGATCAAGGCGAACGCCGATGCTGCTAGTGCCAACGGTTCAGCGATTACCTCACTGCAATCTACGGTAAGCACCAACGGGTCAGCCATCTCCTCTATCCAGAGCGAGCAGTCAACCCAGAACACCAACATCAGCAACAACGCCTCGGCAATCACTACCATCCAAGGTGAGCAAACCACGCAGAATACCGCGATTGGTAACGCTCAATCAGACGCTACGACTGCCCTGAACCGAGTAGGCAATACCGCTGACTATACCAGCAACAATACGGTGGTAGACGGGGATACGGCGGCGGCGGCTATCGGCAAGTTGGACGCTGAGCTGGGTGCCCGTATCAAGCGCGTGACTTCAACCAACGTGACAGCCGCCACCTCTGTGGACTCTGTTTCGGTTGATTCGGTATTCGCGGTTGAGTGGTTGGTGACTTGCTCCAAGACGGCTGATAAGTCTGACCGTGAAACCCTGAAGATTGTAGCGGTTCACAACGGTGACGCGGCGGCTGATGCTAACGCGGTTGACTGGACTGAGTACGCTCGACTGGATGTAGGTAACACCATCGCTGGTTTGAACTTCGATGTTACCGTAAGTGGCACGGGTGTCGGCCAAACCATGAACTTACGTATCAGCTCCACGGATGCGGTTGATGTTAGTGCGGTTCGGATCGCCAGCTAATGGAAAACTTTGACCGAGCGAATCGGGTACGCGGAATAAGCCTACTGGACGAGGTGGGCCTCTTTGGAGGCACCGCCACGCCCTCGGCGGCTGATGATGGTACTTGGCCCCTAGGCTCCTTGTATCTGCAAACGGGGGGAGGCACCTATAAGAAGACGGGTATGCCCAACCTATACACAGAACTTGGAGCCGTAGGCGGCGGAGCAGGAGGTGGCCCTCTGAGTCACTTAGACCTTTACCTGACTACGCCCAGCATCAACATTGATGCTGGGTGGACTGATGTAGTCTGGAACGGGGTAAGGATGCAAACCGACCCGCCATTCACTTGGACAAACCCTGGGGCTGAAATAACCTTTCAGACCTCGGGACACTTTCTGGTAGCAGCTTCTGTTTCTACCGATATAAGCGCGGGAACCGTCCGGTCAGAATCCCACATGCGCGTGATGCTGGACACCGGAGCCGGTTACGCCGAAATCGCTGGCTCTCATAAAGCCATGTATAACCGGACGACAACCCAAGGCGGGGCCAACGCGACCTCCGTATTCCTTGTGATGGCCGTGGCCGGTGACAAGATAAAGGTGCAGGCCCAGCGGTCTACAGGCACCAGTAACATCATCCTCCATGAGGACGGGTGCAGCTTTACCTCCATAGAAATCACGGCCCCCAAAGGTGATACGGGCGCTGCCGGTACTGATGGCATTGACGGCATTGACGGGGCAGACGGTTCGATATGGCTGACCGGCACTACGGTGCCTAGCGATGTGATTGGGTCTGATGGAGATCATTACCTAAGAACAGGCACCGGCGATGTCTATACCAAGGCGGCAGGTACGTGGGGGGCCATAATCGGCAACCTGCAAGGGCCAGCCGGTGGCGGCGGAATAGCCGAGGGGCCAGTAGATGGAAAGTCCTATATCCGAAAGGACGCGGCATGGCAGCGCGGGGCAGACTTTGAGGACATCCGAGTTCAAAACGGATTCCCTAATCAGTCGGATTCCCTAATCAGTTTCGTGGATGGTACCCGCACCATGACCATAGCGCCCACGGGTGCTAGTTTTAGTTTCTGGGCGGGGGGCACCAAGTTCACCAAGACGGCGGCGGAGAACCTTCAGATCACCAACACGCAGGGCGACCACTACCTTTATTACGACACGACTGGAACCCTGCAAGTCACCAACACGTTCTCGCTGGCTATCATTGACGACTTCGCATATGTCTGTGCAGTGCATTGGAACGCCACAGATGGGGTATCTATTTACTTCGGTGAGGAGCGCCATGGTCGAGGAGATAACGAGTGGCATAAATGGGCCCACACGACACTGGGCACTCAATGGGTGGCCGGACTAGACCTGACCGGTATTACCTCGGGTGGGACGGGCAACTCAGCCGCAGACGCACAATGCTCCGTGGTGGCCGGTGCTATCCGTGATGAGGACATCCACCTAGCCATACCGGGAGCTTCTGGGCAGGTTCTATCCCCAGCGGCACAGATACCACTGCTGTATCGGGATGGCGTGTCTGGCAACTGGCGCAAGATAGCAGCCACCAATTACCCGATTACTACCACTGGCACCGGCCTAGCAGCTTGGAACCGGTACAACGGGTCAGCTTGGCAGCTCGCCGAGGCCAGTCATAACAACTTTGTGCTAGTCCACCTAATAGCGTCCAGCGACAAGCGCCACCCTGTAATAGGAATTATCGGGCAGGCTGAGTATACGTCTAGGGCTTTGGCCGAGTCGGGTGCCAACGATGAATTGCACACCCTAGTGCTGGGGGCTCTGGATGGCACCATCACGGAATGGAAGGCTATCGCCACCTTGATATTCCAGACTGCCAACAACAAGACCAACGCGGTCAAGTCTTCGATTGAGCCTACAGAGAGCGGCGGCGATTACGTTGATTGGCGGGTGAACTCTCTGGCCTCTAGTGGGGCGAGCGCGGGTATCAGTGACCATGGGATGCTGGCAGGCCTGTCTGACGATGACCATACCATCTACCATACGGATGCCCGAGGGGATGCCCGATACGATACTAAGGCCCAAGTCTCTGCCAAAGTCACCTACGAAACCTTGGCAGCAAATGGGGACATCGGTACTGGTGCCACCCAAGTAGCCCAAGGGGATCATGAGCACTCGCTGTCTGCCCTGTCCTTCTCCCGAGCCAAGATTGTGGCTCAGTCTGGCAGCAGCTCTATCCCAAATGACAACACTACCCCCACGGTCACTGAAGGCACGGAGATATTCGCGGCTACGGTGGCTATGGATATGGCCGACCATGAGATCCATATCACGGTGAGCGTCCAAGGCGAATGCGACAACAACGATATTGGTGCTCTGGGGATAACCGTATTCCGAGATAGCACCTGCATTGGTGGTTCCATGGCGCTCTATAACATCAAAGATCCGGGGGAGGGTTATGGGCCTCTGGCGGCGAATATCGTGGACGCTCCGGGGGACATGGCCAACCATACCTACTCGGTTCGGGTGGGATCGGTAGGCGGTGGGACTTGGTATATAGGCAGGACAAAGACGGCTAGATGGAATGGAGCTTTGTCTGATGGTAGCTGGGTAACACTTATGGAGATAATGCCGTAATGCACTTTCAAGCACCGGACTATGTTGAGGCCTTGGCCAGATATCATCCTATGGTGGCCTACCATGCCATTGGGGATTACCCAGTGCCTTATGAGAGTATTGACTTCGAGCAGGGTATGGTGTCCAAGCAGGAGCTTACCTCTAATATCCTGATGCTGGCCAAGGAGCGGCTGTCTACCCGCACTAGGGCTGACGCTGAGGCGGCAAGGGTGAGGATCACCACCATGATCCTAGGCACTTCTGACCCTCAGCAGCTTAAGTCCTATGAGGTTAAATATGCGGAGGCTTTGATCTTAATGTCAAACCGGTTCGCTCCTAGTACCCAGATTGAGGCTGAGGCGGTTATTACCGGCGAGAATGTCCTAGCACTGGCCCAGATGGTGAAAGCCCAGTATGAGGCTGTACAGAACGCCCTGAAGCCGCATTACGGAAGGATAGACGGCCTACGCCGTGTTACGCTGACCCAGATACAAGCAGCTACCGCCCTGTCTGATCTGGTAACTTTGCCTGATGTTAGTTGGGGTGTGTGATGGCCAAAGTGACCTTGTGTTTTTCAAAGAGCCGTAGTCTAGGCTCAGCACTGATCCGCTGGTTCTCATGGGGCAGCTATAGCCATGTGGACTTCGTTACTCAAGACGGGCGACTGCTAGGCGCTCGCATGTTTGGCGGGGTCAAGGTGAGGAGCTATGACTCCCTGCATGGATCGCCACGAGAGCACCTGTCCTTTGAGGTGCCAAGTCAGGGGGAGGCTGACGCTATCTTGAAATCTGCCTTCGACAAGGTAGGCCAGCCCTATGACTGGATGGGCATCATCGCAATGCCCTTTAGATCGTCATGGCAGCACCGGTCTAAGGTGTTTTGTTCAGAGTATGTGGCTCAACATTGTCGGGCTCGCGGAGTCGTCCTACAGGCTAGGGTGGCGGATCATAGGCTCACCCCCCGAGATCTAAGAATGTCACCCCTGCTAAATTGATTTTTCTAAGCTGTGGTTTTTATTAAGCAGACCCTTCAAAATCCTCCATTACAGAAGTGGGGGATTTTTTATGAGCGACCAGATAGATGTAAAGAATGATGGGCTGACCATCGGCTGGAAGCTAGTGGTTATGGTGGCTTTTTTGATGTTGGCTTTTTATGTATCGAACATCGTGGCACCGATAAAAAGCGAATATGACCTTCTAGTTCAAAAGTATGAGGTGTTAAACTCCACTGTGAAGAAGCAGCAGGACATAATCACCAACCTGATGCACAATGACATTAAGGAGAACACGAACGGGGCATCCAGAGAGTCAAGATTGATAGCTCTTGAGATCGAGCTTAGATCTGGAGTAGATGACCGGTGGCGTAGAAAGGACGCTAAGGAAGCGCATGATGAATTGAAGGCCAGCATCGCCAAAGTATCGGACAGATTACAGGCCCACTTAATTCAGCATTCAAGCAACAAATAAGGGGGCGGGGTCATGTGCCTTAAAACTCAACTAGACGATGGGGCATTCTTGGTGTTGAACTGGCTTAAATATGTAGACCTGACGGGTGCAGTAGTCGTTATTTTTGCTTTCGGTATCGTGGTAGGTGAGTTGCATCATGATAGTGTTCAACAGGCCTCCAAGATACTGACATACTTAGCCTCGGCGGTAGCCATTGTGTTTGGGTTGGCCACGCTTTACTTCACGCAATATGACCAGAGGCGCAATAGGAACTTTCTGTTGATAGCCGTGGTAGCCTTCACGGTGGTGTCCAACATCGGCCACGCCATCCAGTATTTCAACCACACGGTAAACGACATCCTGTTCAGCTTCGGGTCAATGGTGGTAGCCACCTATCTGATGATTGGGGCACTGCGAGGATATCGAATGTGTAAGCGTAAGGAGCAAGGCCAGTGATCATCATTTCCGCAGGGCATCATGCTAAAGCCAAGGGCGCGTGTTGTGACGGGATCAGCGAATATCCCCTCAGTATGCAGTGGGCTGATGCTCTCTCCGAGCAACTGGACAGCATGATCATTCCCAACGGAGTGATTCCCGCCGGTACGCTAGGCACCAAGGTCAGCACCATTAACAACATCTGTGTAGACACCAAGGTGAAGCTGGCTATTGAGATCCACTTCAACTCGGTAGCTGGGGGCGGGGCGCATGGGTCAGAAACCTTGTATTGTCCCGGTAGTAAAGGCGGCAAGGCGGCGGCGGAGTTTATCCAGAAGGCCATGGGCAAAGTGATGGGCCCTGACCGAGGCGTGAAGGAGGGTTGGTATCAGATGAAGGTGGGCGGTACGCCTGACTATTTCCTTAAGGCCACAGCCTGCCCTGCCATTATCATTGAGCCGGAGTTTATCCAGAACCACCTGATCATGGCGGAGAAGAAAGATGACTGCATCCAAGCCATCGCCCGAGGAATTGCAGCCTACCTCGATAGTATCAAATCTCCATTCAGCCGATAGGGTCATAAGGGCCCTTTTTAAGCCCCTGTGGACGGTGTTGCATGAAGGCCACCTAATCCGCAGGGGCGTTCTGTTCTTCGTGCTGTACTTAACGTGGACGTGCTACGACTACATCTTTGATTTGTTGCAGGCCGGTAAACCCCTAGACGTGAACCTAGCCGCTGTCATAGCCGCGATACTGACACCGGTGAGTGGCTTGCAAGGATTAGCCATAAAGTTTTATTCTGATGGCCGCAGGCAACACAACGCTGACCAGAGGGAGCAAGAAAAGAGTGGGCTTTAAACTTTACGGAATCTTGGGTTTGATCTTGATTGCAATGGCCGGTAGCGGTTATGCAGCATTTTCCCATCTACAGTCCGAATTGGTCATCACTCAGTCTAACCTGATCCGCGAATCCATAGCCCGAGCATCTGCTGAACAGCGCCTCGCCACGCTGGAACAGCATCAGGGCAAGCTGGAGGAGGTCGGGGCCTTGCTGCATAAAGAGCTTGAAGCTACGCGAGTGGCACAAGATAAAGCTCTAGCTGTGTTTGCAGGCCACGACCTTGGGCGTCTGATGCTGGCAAAGCCTGCATTGATAACCACCAGACTTAAAGAGGCTTCGGTTAAGCTATGGACAGACGTAGAGAAGACCAGTATGGCGAGCTTAATAGAAACTCCCCAGTGAAATTTATAGCGGTCGGAACCTTAGGGCTTTGGGCGCTGATCGCTCTGATAGCCCTAGCGGCACTGTCCGGCTGTGCAACCAAGGAGACCCAGATCAATGTCCAAGCCTCAACTACCTTGGTATGCCCTGAGCCACCACCCGTGGACACTATCACTACTCGACCCACGCCGCCTGAAGTTATCATTGATGGTGATGGTCTGCCTTGGATTGGCCTCGCCCCTCGTTCCTATGAAAATCTGGCAACCAACATCCAAGCAATGCTCAAGGCAATAAGGCAGCACAAAGCCCGAGGGGATTATTATCAGGCCTGCATAGACCTAAACAAAGACATCAACAACCGTGAACAAGGAAGCTGAGTTGGCTCGCCGGTTTGCAATAGCCAGAGTCCAAGCATCCAGAAGGAGGCAGATTTATGCCCTTGACCAACATATTAGAACTGGTACGTGCCCCTCGCTGGGTAGTAGCTCTCGTAACCGCCGTGACCCTAGCTGTACCGACTGCCTTTACCTTGGATGCCAGATATGCCCACGCCGAGGATCTGATGGAGAGGCAAGAGCAGACCCAGTATGACTTTGGGCAGGCCTTGATTGAGATCCGCATTGAGCAGGCCGAGCAGCAATTGGAGATATTTAAGTGGAAGGAGGCAAACGGGGAAGCTATGGACGGGTATGACTTGTTCCGCTATGGGAACCTGAAAAATACAAGGGACTCGCTGATTAAGCGGCAAGAGAAGCTGGACGCCCACTGGCAAGCTCGGCAACTACGGCAGCGCTCTGGATCATGGTGGTAATATTAACGGTACTCACCCTTTGACAATCTGATCAAACTTAGGCAATATAGGAGGCCATACAGCAGCACCCACGGAGGGCGACAAAATGAAAGCAACCATCCCACAGCTTAAAGCCAAGATCAAAAAACTGTCCGAGTGTACCGGCCTTGTCTTAACTACCAGCAACCCCTATTGGGCCAATGAGAAGCAGCTTGGCTATATGCAGGACGCCTATCAATCAGTAATACGGGAAGGCAACGAAAGCCCTGATCGTAGATATACCCCTACCCCTAAGCAGATCGAAAGCCTAGACAACTGGTTCTTCGGCCTGAAGCAGAAATACTTACATTAAGTGTTAAGGAGCTACCATGCTTGAATTAGCATTACGGGCGAAGGTGCCTATGCTGGCGGTCACATCTACCGACACACTGAACGCGGGGGCCGTATTGCAGGCCTTGGCTCAGTCCAGCAAAAAGGTCACATTCAAAGCCGACCTGACTGTGAAGGCAGTCGAGAACACCAATTTTACCTACATACTGACAGGCCCTATTACTGATCAGGCAGACACCCTTGAGGAGGTTTATCGTGCCGCCGAAGCTGAGGACAAATGCGTGATCTTCCTAAACGCCGAAGTTGAATCTACGCTGCTGCTAGATTGCGGCGAGATCATGGTTCCTAGGGCCATGGTTCAGGCTTACTTGTCATCCCTTGGCATCCTGTCAGACCAAGACCTAGCGGATGTCCTGCTTCTGTTAGGGGGCGTGACGCTGAAGGAGGTAGATGATATCTGCCGCCTAACCATGGCCAGAGATCAGAGCCTATCTCCGCGTGGGGTGTCGGAGACCCGCAGGCATCTGGTAGGGGGTACTAGGGGGCTGATGCAGATAGATACCACCAGCTCGTTCTATGATGCCCCTGTCTTTCTGGCTGACTATGTGGATGGCAACGCGGCCTTCATGCTGGGAGAGGACGATAGGCTACGCCCTAAGGGCCTGATGTTTACCGGTATACCCGGAACTGGCAAAACTGAAGGGGCCAAATATATAGCCCAAAAGTGGGGCATCCCGCTATACCATTTGGACATCGGAATGATGATGGGCAAGTGGGTTGGGCAGTCTGAGGAAAACCTGAGGACAGCCTTGGCTCGGGTAGACAGGGAGGAGCCTTGCGTGATCTTGCTGGACGAGGTTGAAAAGGTCTTTACCCAAGGCGATGACAGCGGCGTAGCTACCCGTATGATGTCTCAACTGCTCTGGTGGTTGCAGGAGCATAGCAGCCGCGTGTTCGTGGTTATGACCTGCAACAACAAGGACGCCATACCTGATGAACTTTACCGCCCCGGACGCATTGATGACACGTTCTGGTTCGGAGGAATGACCACCTTTGCTAATGGTATTTCACCTAGCATAGAGACCTTTTTGTTCGGCGTGTTGGAGGCTTGGGACTACGGCTATATGCTGGATCATGAATATGACGAAAGCATCCAAGAATATATAGAGCAGCGCATGAACGACACCAACAACCTGAAGACTGTTCCTCAGGCTTATCTGGTGCAATGGGCTAAAGAATGGGTAAAGAAGTATATTTGACAATCGTCTTAAACCTAGGCAACATCAGCCGCTTAGGCAAACAGTAGCACCCATGGAGGGTACAAGCATGACTCAGGCACTTAATATTGAAAAAGCAGATTGGATGGTAGGCACCAACGGCGGGAAAGATTATGTCGTAATAGCCAGAGAGCAAGGTATAGCCCTTGGTATCAAGGTGGTCGAAGAATCAGGAGGCGGGGTGGCTTGCTTTGGCGTCCGTATCCGTGCAGCCCTTGACCCTAACCCACCGGCGGATCAACCGCTAATAATCGTCCCTGACGTAGCCAAGCAGGCAGACAGTATCTTTCCTATCGAATATACCAAGAAGGACTATGACCGTAGTTCAATTGGCATCGTGGCCCAAGGGCCGTTACCGCCCACGCTGGAAGACTTCAATAAGATAGTCAGCAGCAAGGCAGGCACCGGGACTATGCGAGCCACCATCATCGGAGAGCTGTCTAAGATTGAGACCAAGCTGCTCTATACCCTAGAGGACATTGCAGATTGGGTTATGTCGGGCGTAGCCGAAAAGGTCGATCTTATCCGTCACAACGTATACCCCAACGAGATGCAGCAAGCAGGCAAGACGCCTGAAAAAGGTAAGGTCGTGTCCGTAGACTTTGGCCAAGGCAAGACCAAGCACTGAATGGTATCTGCCCGTAGCTATCAGGTTGCGGGTTTTTTATTGTCTTGGGGGCTTGGGAATGGCAGTAGAGTTTGTAAGGTGGGTAATGGCCCACAGCCCTGTCCAGCGCGGGGAACATGCAGTATTGCTGGTATTGGCTGAACGCGCTAATAGGAAGACCGGCGTAGCTTGGCCATCAGTGACCTTAATTGCACATGAATCAAAACTAAAAAGACGATGGGCTCAGGAATGCCTAAAGCGCCTCCAAGGCCGTGGCCTGATCGAAGCAAGGGGACGAACCGCCTACGGTGTAACCAAGTACGAGCTGAAGTTTAAGGCTGAGGCACTGACTGCACAGGGGGGGTGCATTCCAATGCACGGGGGGGTGCATTCAGATGCACAGGGGGGTGCAGTCCTATGCACCTTAACCGGAATAGAACCGGAAACAGAACCGGAAGTTAACCAAGGGGGCTCCGCCCCGTGTTTACATCAGGAGGTATCAGACTTGGGAACAGCGAACGATATAGCGGTGGGATTTAAAGACAACCCTGACTCTGCAAAAGATGGGAAGCGGGAATCAGTTAATAAGACCCTGCTGATGGATTTCCAATACTTATGGAATACCCTGTCAACAGAGTGTGGGCATTATGAGTTCGCACCTTTATGGGTAGCCAAGCGCGAAGGGGCCTACATAGGCCAATTCATTAAGAGCTGTCCTAAAGGCCGAAGCAAAGACGTGTTCCGGGGCGTGATGGAAGACTGGTGGGGCTATTGCCTGCATGTAGGCAACGCTCAAGGCCTAACTAAGAAGATCCTACCTACCAAGCCTCAAGTGAAGTTTATGGCTCGCTATGGGGCTGAGGCTGTAGACTACATCTTAAGCAACGGTTTTGAGCCTAAGGCAACAACAGAAACCAAGGCCATCACAAAAGGTCAGCAGCATAAGAACGCTGTAGATGACTACCTAGCCATGCTAGAAAAGATGACCGGCGGTAAGGAGGGTTGATCATGACAACAACCACGCTACCAGATGGCGTCAGTCAGGCCATGGTAAATCACCTGACAGCGAACGCTAAGTATTACGCCCACAAGATCCTGATTCCAGAGCATCATCAGCGGCTAGTGCAAAACCTCGCCTCAGTGGCCCAGACAGCGCATATACCGCCCCAATACATCTACCGGTACTCCATGGCTGACCATTGCACTCAGGCCGAGCTAGATTGGGTCAGGACGCTGCATAGCCATGAGGACGAGGATTGTGCTGGTCTGATCTATGAGGGTAAGCAGCCTAAGCTGGATCAAAGAATGATGACCATGGCCGGAGCATTCATTAGAAATTATATTGACGCTCGGGTATATCCTGTTCAAGACATCGTGCAGATGCTTAAGCGCGGGAAAAAGCCGGAAGGTACTATCATCCTAGTCCCTAACTTTTTCCTTACTAAAGAGAACGGGGGCCATGTAGCAACTTGGGAAGTGTCTGCTCTGTTGGGGTGGCTCTATGACCGCTATGGGTCAAGTCAGCAGACGGTGCTCTATGTCCAATCATTGACAGCGGTTGAGCAGGAGTATGGCACCAGTTTTAAAGACCACATTGACGAGCATTTTCAGAAGCTCTAAGGAGTAGCAATGGGCGCAGGTATGGACTACCTCGCGGCGATAGTGGCCAGCGGGGATATGAAAGCTATTCTGGGACAGAAGATGCCTGAAGGCGTTTTTAGACCCTCAGAAGAAG